GTCTAATTTTTCTCCAATTTCTTCTAAAATCTTTCTCTTCTTTTCTTCAAAATCTTTTTCTACATACATATTATTCACCTCTATTAATTATTCCTTTATCTAACAACTCTTGGTAGTTATCCATCCAACTACCTAGAATCTTTATTGCTTCTCTTCGGCCTATGCCAAACTCCTCTCTCAAATATGGAGTAGCATCAAACATATTAGTGACTCCACTTTGCCGTAATTCTTCTAAATATACATAATATTCATACCATTCTTCTTTTATTTCTTTACTCATTTTTAATCACCATTGTTATTTTCTTTCCCTTTATTTGTTTTAAATTATCCTTTCCTATCAAATTTAATATTGCTTTTGTTTGTCTCCAAATAACCCACTCGGAGAATCCAGTTCTCTTTGAAATCATTTGTTTCGTTATGTCCTTTCTAACATTACAATTAGCCGCTATCCATGCAATACAGGCGTAATAAGAACGCCCTTTGTTAAAATCACTATCTACTATGACTGTCTCAAAATGTTCTAAAACCTCATAACATTGTTCATTGAATTTAGACCCACCCATTATCTTCAATAACACCCGTTCTAGTTGATATTGGGGGTTAATTGGCTTTCTACTAACCATGTTCTTATTCAGTTTATTCATCTCTCTTAGTAGTCTTTTGATTGTTTTTGTCCTAGCCTTAAATTCGCTATTTACATCAACTAAAGAGTAAGGAGTTCCATTTTCTTTCAGCACATAATATACTACTGCTGTTGCTCTAGCCTCATGCTGAGAATTACCGAACACTCCTTTTCTATTACAGAATAGATAGAATTCTTCTACTCTTTTCTTTAAAGGAGAGTTGGGTTGTATAGAACTCAACACCATATTACAGTGAATTAAACCTTTTTGAATATGCTGTGAGAATACAGAACGGTTGTTTAGACTACTTAACCGATGGTTAGGTATCATAGAACCTAGAGTATTACCATCAATAGAGTGCTTCCTTTCACCATTAACATCTAGACTATACACTGTTTGTTCGAATATTTCTGTAACTAAAACAAGGCCACATTCTAAACAGGCATGTTCTCCTAGCCTTTCATCAAATTCACTCTGTATATCCTTCTCGCAATTTTCGCAAAACATCTTCATCCACTCTTATTTCATCATCACTAGGTGCGATGTAACTTTTTATTGTATTAACTATTTTTATTGTATGGTTGTCATTTAATAACGCCAATGCTCTAGTAGCGTACTGGTCGCCCAATGGAGAGCCTTTGGCCATATTATCTATACATATCGGCCCTTTCCAAATTTTGGTAGGGGTACCTTCTTTAAATGTGTCTTCTTGTAAAATAAAGGTTGATACGCTTTGAAGTGAAGTAGTTGTATAATCAGTATTACCCCTAGAAGTTAATCTCCAATCATGTATTTTACCCTTAACAACTAAGTGTTCTAATCTTCCCTCTTTATCAAAGAACGGAATTAATCTTTTTTGGTGTTGCACTAACATATCTTCTACCAATTGCATTGCCCTTCTCTCAACTATATCGCCCATTCTATTCTGTTGAAGGAATGCTACCATTACTGTAAGTTGGGATTCAGTGGGTTCTTTACCCACCAAGACTGAATATAATTTTTTAGGTGAAAGTCTTCTCCAATTTTTGCTTCTTTCTTTGCCATGAAGATAAAAATTACAATAAACATCTAACTCTTTAGCAGTAAGAGTTCCCCATACACCATCACTTACTTCTATGCCAAACTCATTATCACCTATTTGCTGACAGTTTAGTCTAACTTCTATTTTATTAAAGTCTTCATAGAAGTGAAAGGGGACTTTGTTTTCTAAACAATACCTAACATTCTCAGGTAGGTTAAGAGTGGAATACAAACTCAGCATTAGTTTTTCTGCATCTTCTTCAAAGCAAGATTTGTAAGTTATTCTTGCTAATGCTGAAGCCATAGTTTGTAAACTAACATATTGCCCTTGAAGTTTCAATCTACTTCCACTTCTTCCTATAAGGATAGGACAGGACTTAATCATGAGCATGGTGCTAAAATTACCTGTTGGTATACTCCAAGTATAACCATTACGGCGGGCAATTAAATTTTTCCAAAACTTGGTTATCCCTGCGTGAACAGGGTCTTTATCTTCTCTTTCAAAGGAAACCGTGGCTCTCGTTGGGAGACGAAGGTCTTTTGAAGTTACTTCTGTTTCATAATATTCTCTACTATCATTAGGTTTTTTAATTTCTATTTTCATTTTATCACATCATATACATTTTATTATTATCTACATCACATTCTTGATGTATTTCCTTTGCTATATCTTGGGCTGTCATCAATTGACCTCCGCAAACTCTACAGCGTGTTGCTATATTTTTATTCTTTCTNTTATTGAGAATATATTCGGGGTTCTGTTCTTTNGTCATTTAAATTCCTCATTTTTTCTAACATATCTGTTTTTATAGTACAGATATTACAATTATAATCATGACANTTTTCGTCATGATATCTTAAGGCATCTCTATAATGAGTGAGATTCTCATCTAGATATGCGTTGAATCCGATATTTACGGCTTCGGGTAATTCCCAAAGACATAAGTGTAGTTGTCTGCGCCAAAAAATATATTTTTCTTTTTCGGGCATGGTTCTATTATTTGAGATAATATCTCTAGCGTTATCAATTCTCAAAAGAGAATCATTAGATAAGTTTTGAGAGAAAACTAATACCGTAGTCAAAAACTCTTGATACGAATTAAATCCTCTCAAAACATCACCTAAATAGGAGGGAGAGACTACTAATTACAGGTAGTCTCCCCCATTGGTATGAAGTATTGTTGAATAGCCTTACTCGCTTCCTCCAACAATTGCAGGGGTCAAATCTACTGATGTGACCTCATCCCAATTAACATTCGAAATGTCTTCTCTTGCTACCATTTCCCCATCAATAAAACACCAATGGGTTGGGTGTGTATCTATTTGTTCGATGATGCTTTCACTACTCATCATTACTTCTGTATGTCCTGTTTCATTCATTATTCTTAATTTAATCATTTTTTCACTTCCGTTTCATTCTATTCATTCTTCATACCTTATTTAAAGGAGTCTTATTCTAACTCATAATCATTTTCGGCTAAAAGCCCAAGCATGAATGCTCCTGTTCCTATTGCTACTGCTGCTATTACTATTTTTCCTATTATTTTTCCTATCATTTAATCACTCATCCATCTTTTCAAAAGTTCTCTGTTCGCTCAAGTACGATGTTAATATCGAATCCAATTTGACTTGGAGGTTCTCAATAATACCTACTATCACTTTTCTATTTAAACTAATCCAAATACGGTGATGAACATTCAACACCACTTTGGGGCTATCATTCTCATTTTGGGTTATTACTATTGGAGGCATTTCCTCTGTATTAATAACTCTAAATTCTACTTGTGTTTTTTCTTCTACTATCATTTTATCATCTCTTATTTTTTTATTCCTTTTATCATTGTTTCTGCTAGTGCTAGGACATTCATTGTGTTCTTACCCTGCACCATACCATCTAATCGTTGGAGGCTGTTACCGCCTTCCATAATCATCGAATTGACTAACAGTTGTGCTACTAACTGTGCTAGTTTCTGTGGGCTTATCTTAGATAACAAAATACTTGTATCATATTCAATTGAATCTCTATAGTTTTCTTCTGCTAGACAATCTAAGCACTCTACAGTTTCCATGATTTCTAATCTATAATTAGGTTCTTCATAGAATCCTTTTCCTTTGCATAATGCACATTCATTCATTACTATTCACCTTTTCTTCTGCTTCGGTAAAACAACCGTAGCAATAATGTCTATCTTTACTGATAACTTTATCGCAATTTACACAACGGTATCTTGTTTTCATTCAATCACCCGCTTTTGTGTCCAGTATTGGTAAGTTAGCATTGCTGTCTTTAGCAAATTGTAATTAGTTGCACTTGGGTTTTCTTTGAAATGCCTTACTGCCATATCAATACCTTCGCTTGAACTGGTTTTACCATTCTCTACTTCTTCTTTTGGGGCGGCTTCGTAAACCGTACCGTAGGCTTTTGTTATTACTTCATATATTTTTTCTTCCATTTTTATTCCTCCATTAATACTTTAGGGAATCTAGGATTAGTTGCATTGTATGCTCTAACTCCTAAATTATATCTTACTGCTCTGTGGTTTTTAGGCCACCAATTCGGCATTCTATCTTCCGGCCATTCAGCAAATTGCCACTTGGCTTCTAGGTAATAGTGCCGATAAGAATCAATCACAAAATCCCATTCTTCATTGTCGGGATTGTTAGTGAAATACTCTTTTCTATCTAATCTATAGATATCAAACATAGCAATTTTTATTGGCGTAGCCATGCTAGAATCAGCATCATAGTCTATTGCTGTTTGTAGTATTCTTTCAAAACTGCCATGTTCTTTACCATATCTCTCATTGAATTCTCTACACAACTCTACACCATGTTGAAACAACCATAATGTATTATCATCTGTTTTTCTAGCCCATATTGTGCTAGGGTGATTTAGCATGGCAGGTTTCATTAGTATAGAATTCATATCACTATGATATTGTTTTAGTTGTGCCAAAGTTGGTTCATAACCAAACCTATCAAAGAACTCACTAAACAATTCATTGGTGTGTAACATTTGGCAAGTTTCTGTTGGCATTTTTACTACATGCTTGTTTAACATCTGTCTTGCTGATTCTTTCGGACATCTTGTTAGTGCAAATATATTCATAGTTTCATCCTCCTTAGAGATATTAAGTACGCTTTATGGTACTTGATGCCCTTAGTAATCAAACGCTTACATATTACCTTTCTTTTCTTTTCTAGTCTGTACTCTCGATTCAAATACTCCGGTTTGTATTGCCGGTGGTTTTCTATCGGGATTATATCTTTCATATACTTCTTCATAACAATCACTACATATTTTTATTAATATTTTATTTTCTATCTCTACTAAGTCCATAGTTTGGAATTCAACCAACATATGGAACTTAGCACCTAAGCCACAGAGATTACACTTAGGGGTTTTTACTTTNTTTTCAGTAACAAAGAACTNCTTAATCCAATCAATTATCATCGGAATGCCTCTCACTATCAGGATTTTTGCTTTTGTTAATTAAATAACCTGCTTGTCCTTTAGTGAGTTCTTCTATAGAACCTTCATAGCCCAAATTAAGAAGATAACTCTTTTGTGCTTCTGTCGCAGGGACAAAAACATTCCTCAAACTGTTGATTTGATTTTGAGATAAAGATTTACCTTGTAACATTTGACCTTTGATACTGGCTAGAAAACTATATGTCCAATCATTTGTGGCAAAGGTAGCATCGAATGTTGGAATTCCATAATATCCACACAGATTAACAAACTCTTCGTTATTTTCTTGTAGAATTTGTTTGTTCTTTTCTTTCTCAGCATCTTCCCTAGCCTTTTTGATTCTATCTTGTTCCTGTCTAAATACCAGTTGTCTTGCTTCCCTTTCTTCTCTTTCTACTCTTCTTTTCTCTACATTTTCCGGTAGATTGTAGACTCTAGTCTGTTCTGCTTCCCTGTTTCTTCTNTCTTGTATTCTAGCCTCTCTTTCTTCTGTTCTAATACGAACTCTAGTATCGAATGCTTCTTGAGCCAATTGTCTTTCTAACTTATGGGCTTCGTATTGTTTTATGATACCATCCGATTTAATAAACAACAAGGCTAAATCTTGCAATAGCCTATCATTTGGATAGCCTCTTGTTCTAAATTGAGCCTTTGAATTGCTTTCATGATTCCATCGCCATACAACTGAAGCCATTTTATAATCAGCCTGACCATAAATTCCTTCTGCTCTCTTTCTTAATTCAGTTACATTGTCCCAAAGATTGAGTTTACTATTATAGAATCGCTGAGTTACCCTAGTGTTGTGCCACAAATCAATTTCCTTTACCTTTTCAAACATCAAATCAAAAGAAACACCGTTCTCTTTCCACCATGCTTCTGCTTTCATGGAACCAACTCTTTTGTTCTTCCAATCTTCTACTTCTTTATCAGTAATAGTGTTAATGTCTCTACCAGTTTCCTGTTCAATTTGACGCATAATTAAGTATGAATTAATATGGTCGCTACCAACACATTCTCTAGAACCATTAGTGGTATTAAGAATTTCAAAATGATAGACGATTCTATGACCACAAAGGCACTTTGCTTGGTGATTTGTATCGGAAACCCAATCGGGTATTTCTCCATTACCTGTCCACCAAACATTACCAGTTGCTAACCACTCATCTTTTGCTTCTTCGTAATTATCTGCTGTAGATAAATGCACCATGTTTCTCATTAATGCTTTATCCCAATGTCCATTTCCTAGTTCTCTCATATTTATTCCTCCAAGTTTTGTGTTAATTCGCCAACTAGTTCATGAATAAAGCCAGTTTCATCAAGTTGAATCAACTCGGCTAATAATTCGTCTAGTTCTTGTGCGCTCATTAAGTCCAAAATTAATTGGCTCTTGCTATTATATCCATATTTTTCATGTGTCATAATTATTCCTCTATTATTATTCTTTTTGTGAATCGGAGAGGGATAGGAGTCAGTCAGTAAGATAAATAGAAGAAGGTTGAGAACTTATTGACAATGAAACAGTTGAGGTGAATTTAAACTGTAACTTCTTGAGTCGCCTTGACTACACTATCCCTCATAGATAATTGCGTATCATTTCTTGTTGTTGAAACAAATCTTCTATTATTTTTTTTGTTTGCATGTTTGATTCTGCAAACCTCAACCACTTGATACACCCTATCGACCCACATCCGTATATAAGGGGTGGTACAGGGTCATCGAGCAACTACAACCTTAAATGAGAATCATCTAAAGTATATGCCGTAAATAATCCAAGCACTTATGCTAAGAATTATTGTTCCCCAAAAAAGCCTAATGCGTACATTGTTAGGAGGGTTACATTTCTTATTGAGACAGTAGGTGTTCGTTAAAAGTTTACCCCTATGGATGTAACTTTCCATTAGGAAATTACTGCCTTCCGGTATATCTATGCCACATTTTTGACATATTTCGTCTTTGTCAGCCTTGATATATACTTCTTCTACTAATCGCATTCAATCACCTTTTTGTTTTTTTTTCATAATAATCACCTAGGGGTGTGAGATATTAGGGCATTATCGAAAACACGCAAACGCCTAAAAAAGAGAAAAGAAAACACCCTAATATCCCACTAGTGAATAACGCACCACCGTTATTCTGTCGTAGTTAGTTGAAATTCAAAATTTCCATCCCACTCGCCGTCTTTATATCTTTTAGCGAGAGCATTTCTGCTTCTTTTACCAACCGAATGAGCATAGTCTTCAGCGTTAGCATATTCTCCTCCACCGGATTTGATATGTTTACGCAAAACCTTTGGTATGATAGGATTTGAATTATAATAGTCTAATGCACTTTGCTCTACTATGGCAACAGCCTTGTCAATAGTAACTCTCACAAAGGCAGGTACTGAGGACTTCTGCCCTCTTTTGAATGGTGTCCCATCTCTTCCTTTCAATAGAGCCTTCAAAGCACCTAAAGCGGCAACTCTTTCGCTTGGATTATTATCACCAATCTGTAGATTCAGTTTGACAACTTGTGCCAATCCACCATCTAGTGTTTCATCTGCTGCTAAATATTCCCTTACTTCTATTGCTAAACTCTGCCATTCTATTTCTTCCATGTTATACTCATAAATCATCCCATATTTAAAGGAGTCTAATTAATTCATTTTCACTCAAGCATTAATATATTACGATTTAATCTTCAAGATAAATCCGACAAATGAAACAACCCCTTGCCATTCTCATCACTTGTCTCAATGTGAGACAATGACTTATGCAACACAACCCCTATGAAACTTCCCTAAACCAACACTTTTGGGTTGTCTCATCTCGTCTCATCAAATCTCATATATACCTCATAGGGGGTATTTTCACTCACCCTCTCTCATCATCATTATTATTATGAGATAATGAGATAATGAGATAGTATGATATAATATATACCTTATGTTACACAACCCTCTAATTTCTCACCTGTCTTGTCTCATCTCACTTCTTTCCTACCATGAGACGACCTCAAGATTCCTATCTATTATATTAAGATATTAATTTTAATTAGGTCAATTGGAAAAGATGCATAAAGAGAACCCCTCTGATGGGTTATGTAAACTCAAACCTATTTCTATTGGATTGATATCTTTGTAATAGCAGTTTGTTGCTCTTTTACAACCATATGGTCATGAAACTTTGTGACGAGTGACCCTAGAGCCACCCTATTTAATTTTAGGAGGCGGGGCTTCTCAGGAGTTATCGTCGCTTAACCCTAAGCGGGGTAATTTTTCATTCCCGTATGTTCATTCTATTCAAACTCGTTTCGATACTGCCCCATGAATATTAACCAAATATATCATCAAATACTGTTCGTTTTCTGCCTAGCGGTTTCATGTCGCTAGGTCTGTCACGGCAAGAAACACAAATATCTTTGAAATCAGTTAAAGGGTTTGCTGTGTTTCTGTATTTTTCAGTAAATAGCCGAATATGAATTTGATAGCCTGCATGAGTACCCTTGAATTTATCACATACATAGCACCTCTTTGTTTCTATTTCTTCTTCCCAATGAATTTCGTCTTCTCTAGTCATTCTTTTTCCTTCCTTTTATACAAATCTTACAATGTTTCAAATCATGCCTATGGTCTGTTCTAGAACATTCAAGTGATACAATGTTAATGAGTTTATTCTTCAGTGTAACCGTCAAACCAACCGTCTCCTCTTGTTTCATCATCTTGACAATGGGCTTGCGCTTCTTCAAGTGTTAATCCCGTTTGAATTGTCTTTGTTTCTTCCCCTTGTCTAAATCTTATTATTTTATAGGTCTTCATGGTTAAATAAAATCGTTCAGTATTGGGGTATTGCATCAAAGATTACATTACCATATGGTAAGAACTACTTTGTTTGGTCTTACCATATACACCTACCTAGAGTATTAATGACTTCAAGGGCTAAACAGGAGTCACACATCTAAAAAGGTGAATACTATGAAAATGAATAATTGGATAATGAATACAAATAAGGTCAGGACTTGGGCTGAATCCCAAGCACCTTGTGATGAGGTAGCAGCAATTATGCTATCTTTGACACTAGGTGATAGCGCATCAAGCGATGAATTAAGAAGTACATATTGGACAGCAATCCGTTCAATCGGTTCTACTCAAGAAGGTTTTCCAGCCGCCCGTCGTGGTCGAGAAAGCAATCTCACAGAAGAACAACAGATTACCGTGGATGCTGTGAATATGGGACTAGAGAATGCTTTTGCGTCAATCCCTACTGAATATCAAGAACTACTACTGTCTGTGATTGTACCTCACGGAAGAACTGGTGGGGTCTATTCAGACTTTACCGCACTATCAAACAACTACAAGAAAGCAGGAAACAGTTACATGATGAAAGCAATCAAAGAAGGAAGATGGGATGGAACAACCACCAATAAGAAAGGTGTTCCACAAATAACCCCAACAGTCGTCAAAGCCGACGAAGGAGAAGAAGAAGAGTGAGGCTCAAGGTTTAGCCCTTGAGTCGCCACCATTCATGGGGCAGGTATTAGTAAACAACCCTACTAATATCTGCCTCCCCCATTTATTTTAGCGGGGTGAAAGCAAAGCACCACCATATGGTAAGGTGTCTTTGACGGTGAACCCCAATATGAACTGAGTTAGATTTGGTATGTTAAACACAAACACATTAGTAGGATATGTAAGAATGACCAATGCAGGTGGACAAATCAAAGTTTCAATCAATGTTAAGGCATTTGAAGATTGTAAAACCTATACAACAGCCGATGGGGAAGTATATGTCCCACTGATTATATCAGCAAATGCTCTAAACAAAGTACAAGAAGGAGAAAGAGTAGTAACAACTATCTTTCAACATGTGGATTAAGGTTGATTAAAATGAAAGTAATAAAAGAATTTGGAAACACCATACACAATGATGGGACTATTGCCTTGAAGACAAGATATGTTTTTGAGGATGTAGTGTCAATGATGCTATATTTCAAGGATGAAGTTTGGGACGGTAGACCACCTAGCGACTTAAATGATTGGCAGGTTAGAAGAGATGAATTGACCATAACCTGTACAACCTATGTTAAAGCACTAGACCATTATGATTCAATAATAGGAGAAGAAGAGGAATAAATTCCAATGGCTATTAGTGGCCATAACCCCATTGAGAAATGAAGGCGAAAGTCAAGTAACACAATGTGTAATTCGGTAGAATATACATGATAAGGCAAGGTAGAGAATACTAGTTAATTTCTGTCTATCCCTTTGATTTAAGAATCGGCGTGACTAGGTGACTTGAATTAGTAGCCGGATTTTCTCACATGGGGTTTACATTTCATTTACAAAGTCTACAACCATATGGTTGGTATGGCTTTGCCCTTGCCTTGATACCAACCCTATACTGATGCGCTCGTAATCTATTGCTTGTGTGAGTAGTTTTGGAAACATTACTATTTTTTTGAGGTGAATAATTATGAAGATAGAAAACTGGAATAAGAATATTGGAGAAGTCAGTAACTGGCTAAATCTAGAGGATAGAGGCGATGAGGGTCAAGCGATAACATTATCAATTACTCTCGGAAATAACTGTAATAACGACGATTTGCGTTCAACATATTGGACAGCCATTCGTTCTATTGGGAGCATTTTTGATGATTTCCCAAAAGCAAGGAGAGGTCGAGAATCGGCATTACCCGACGAAATGGAAGCAAGTGCCACTTCTGTAATGAATGCGGTTTATTCTGCCTTTGTTTCAATTACTAACCCCCAAATCATTTTGGCAACAATACTACCACATGGGAGAACTGGCGGAGCATACAAAGATATGGATGCAATTGCTAAAGAATATGCAGCAAAAGCATACAGAAATCTAGTGACTGGATATAAAGAAGGTCGTTGGACAGGTGAAATGGATGGCAATGTGCCATTAATGACCCCACCTCCGGTTAAAGCCGAAATGGAGGTAACGGAAGAAGAGTGATGTTGAAGAAACTACTCGCCAAGCACCCTTAACGGGGTTTCTTCTACGAATGGCAAAGCCAACCATATGGTCATGAAACTTTGGGTAAATGGCCTCACGGCCTATTCTTCTACCTCCTCTTTAGCATATTCTTCTTCACAGGTGCAATAATACCATTCATACAAAATAACCATATCTTGTAGTTCTTCATCATAATATTGTTCTCTATGGATTTCTTTTTCTAAAATGTGATTACATTTAGGATGGTGGTCTAAACCTTCATTATCCGAATAATGATGAGCCTTATCACCATTAAACTTCGCTCTACATATACCGCAACTACAAAACGCCATACCATTTGTATTATCTTATAATCAATACTAGGTTGGGCAAAGCCAACCATATGGTAATGGAACTTTGTGGTATTACCGTAAGTAATGCAGATATAAGGTTAGATATGTCAAGGATTAAAGATATAAAGGAAGATAAAGATGTGAATAAACTGTTTGGTATGCTATTCGATGAATTTGGTAGTGGTAGTATTAACCACTTAAGAATGCTATTCGACCATTTAAGCATGCTCGGAGTGGGCTATGATGGCAGATTAGAAAAGAGTGGCCAAATTGGTGTATTAGACCGAGATAATATGATTATGATTCAAAAGATACTAAACAACGGCGAACTGTTGAATGTATTGGTTAGAGCATGGTACTATCGTGTAGATGTGACCAAAGTAAGTAACTTAGAAGTCGGACTACTACTAGAGGAGAAGGTTATACTTGAAGAGGAGTGAGTAATACCTCCCCGTAATCCCTATATCGGCATTTTGCCGTATATAGGTAGGGTTTATCGGCAAAGCCTAACCATATGGTTGTGGTCTTTGTTCACAACCTAGTATATGAGTAAAAATACTATTACCATGCGAAAAATAACACAAGATGCAATAAGAGCCTTTTATAATCGAACAAACTTCAAAAGAGGTAATACAAGAGTTGAAGTCAATCAAGCCAACGAATCAAGGCTTATACTTCATGGCCATACTATAGCCTATATGGATGAAACTAAAGTTTTGATTTCTAACTGCGGGTATTTCACAAGCACCACAAAAGAACGCTTAAACGGCTTAAATGGTGTAAATATAGTTCAAAGAAATTTTGAATGGTTCTTAAATGGTGAATGGTGGACTGGTGAGAAAATTCTCATTGAATAGGCTTCTGCCCCCTTCGGGGTACACCCAAAGTATTACCATATGGTAGTGTAATGGCAATTGAGGACATGCGATGACAATTCAGTGTGCATAATTAGAGAATGTTGAACAGGGGCATTGTTTAGGAAAGATGTAGGCTTGACAATAAAACATTGAACAGTTGCGTAATGCCTTTTTTATTGATTTATTATGCGCTATAAACAATCAATTCCTAACCTTCAGAATAATAGTCCTCTATGCATTTTGCATATTCTAATCTACAACCATATGCTTTGTATTCCAAATTTTTTATTTTATATGCATTTAAAACATATCATTTTAATGCCCTAAAGTAAACAAAAAACTCTTTATTCATTAACTTTAGAACCGAATATATTATATTCTATGTCTGTCTCCCCGTACTTGATAACCTATGTATCTAAACAATCCGGTACTAGTTTATCCTACTCATTTCATTAACTTTAAAGCAGCCCTTTTGGATATAAAGGCTATACTGCTAGATAATACTGTTATTCAGGGCAATTAAAACGGGCGATTTTATATGATACAAAGCAGGTTGTTTAAATCTAACAAATTAAACCCTGTTGATTTAATGTCTATGTTTTTATTGTGGGAATACAAATCTATAGAAAAAAATGAGGGCGCAAGTGCCAAAAAAATTCCACCACATTTTTGGGGAAAAACGAGTTGATAACATGGATTGGAAAAATATAATTAGAAAAAGCCCAATAAAAGGACACGACGACTACAAAATGTACTTTAGTTTCTTTGATGGTGAGACTGTACCATTTGGTTCAGTTGTTGAATATACAGGTTCAAAGAGTATGAAGTTGCCTGTTCTTCCTCACACCGAATCTATGAGTAGACAAGCAAGACTAGAAAAAGGAAACCAGTATAAAATTGATGGAGCAACACATCAAAGCGTTTTCGGAGACTATGGTTTAGTTGCAGAACATGACAAAGATGGGACAGTGATGCTACCAAGAAGAACTATGTTGGAATTACAAGGTGATTTCAAGGTAATATCTAGGGGTTCGGAACAACAAGATAATATGTCAGTCCCACTAAAAAATTCCTAGAAAAATTTTTGAAAAAAGCGTTTAAAATAAAAGGTGATATTATGACATGGAAAAATACGATAAGAAAAAATAAAGATTCAAGTTTGACCCCTGAAAATATTTTTTATGCGGAAATGCCTCTAAGTGCTAGAACAGTCAAAGAAATTAAAGCAGGTAAATATGATACATTTGATTTATCGGAATTATACGGAGGCACAGAAGACCATGCTAGAGGATATATTATTGACGGAGTAAAGGTAATTGTTTATTTAAACGAAGAAGACCCAAGCGGTTATGATGGCTTTTCTACATTTACTATACCCGATGAAAGAGAAAAAATAATAGAAGTTTCTGAGAAAATTTACGGTGAAACTGAAAAGGATAGAGATTATACAAAGAACCCGAATAAAAAAGGTGATTAATATGACATGGGAAAATATATTGAAAAAAGACAAAATAGAGAAAGCACCATTTGGTAGATTTAAAAGGGATAAAACTCCTGCTGAACCTAAACTTACTGGTAATCAACAGAATATTATTGAACTTGCTAAACAAAGAATGCATCATATAGTTACTCAATTTAGAAATGACCCTGAGTTTCAAAAAGCAGGAAAATTTGCTATTAAAGTAAATACTCAAGATATACCAAAAGGCACAGATGGAAGCGACGGATATGGAAAAAAGAGAGGGTTGGTATATGATTTGAACCATTATGACGGTAAGTTTGATGCTAATTTTATCGCAACTCATGGCATTCCCGAATTAGAAAAATTAGGCTTTAAAGTTGAAAGAATGGGAGATATGATTCAAGCCTCAAAAGGCGACCCTAATGCTCAAAGAAAATTTGGAATATAAAAAGGTGAATAATATGACATGGAAAAGTATGATTAGAAAAGAAATATCGGATAAAGATATGAAAGAAATGCTAGAAGAAGACTATGATGAAGAATTTCAAACGGGAGAGCGAGGTTCGGACAATAGTGTTCAAAGAGATAGAGATGATACTTTTGACCCCGTTGTTAGAGAAAAAATGGAACACTTTAACAAAATAGGAACTCATACTGTTAGAGAAATGTTAGAAGAATTACAGGATTTTATAGAGAATACTATGCCAGCAATTAAAAAAATAGTAAACGAAAAAGTCCTAAGAGAACAATTGGCGTTAGCAATTAGTTTTCTTGAAAGACAGGAAAAAAATTAAGGAGGTGATATTATGACATGGAAAAATATATTGAAATCAAAGAAATATGAAGATATGACTGATGAGGAACGAGATGAATTAGACCGTAGAATGGCGGGATATAATGAAGAAGAATACCGAAAGTTCAAGGAAGAAGATGCTAAAAGTGCTGATGCTCAACTTGAAGCCATAAATGAAAGAGTTAGAAGGGAGCAAGCCACTGACCCTAAATATTTTGCACAAAGAGAAATGGCAAGTATAGCAGGAGAAGAGTTTCCTAAGAAGGAAAAAAATTCCTAGAAAAATTTTTGAAAAAGTAGTTTAAAATAAAAGGTGAATAATATGACATGGGAAGATATAGTAAAAAAAGAACCAAAACAAGGGCCAAGAAGAAATCTTGAAATGTTAGAGGGATTGAATCAAAAGCAACTTGAGAATATGAAAGGTGGCCTCATGCAGATTGCTGACACTTTTAATAAGAATGCTAAATATCTAAAACAATTAGTAGGTAAAGAAGAAGCCCAAGAGGTAATAGGAGGAATAGTTGGTGCTTTGAGGGTTTATGCTAATTATCTCAAATATGGTGTTGGTGATTCAACAGATAATGTATCATCGGGCGGAGACATGGAGGGATATGGCGAATTTTCGAGAAGAAATGCGGAGAGCAGGAAGTATCTTGAAAGACGAGCCAAAGAATTTACCGATTTAGCAGATGATTTAATGGAGTCTATTAGGTGAATAATATGACATGGAAAGATATACTCAAAAACCTAGAAATTAATAGAGACGATATGTGTTGTGAAGAGGCTAGAGTTAAAATAGTAAATATTTTTGAAAAGGCCATTGAAAAAATAGGAACTCCGGAACACCTTGATAAAATGGTAGATGATAATTTTAGAAGGTTTGCTGAACCGTACATGAGAAGAAGTAATATGTCGTTGGATGACTTCATTAAAGATTACAATAAAGGTAATAGAGAGGCTTTAGAAAGCACAGTTTCCATTCTATCCGAAGAAGATTGTTTTTCATTATACGATTCTATTGAAAGATTTGTAGAAATGAGTAAGGATGCTAAAAGAGGATTTTTGGCAGAACTATTCGATTACAACGAAGTAGAAGATGTGCTGAATGAATGGGATAAATGTAGAGAGGAACCTACAGAAGATAAACAATCGAAGGAATTACCTCCTCAAGATTTGTTTGATAGTAATCCTGCCGCTTGGATGAGCGACTATATTAGGAGTAGATAGTATGAGTTGGAAAAAAATAATCAAAGAAGAAGAAGAAGAAGAACTACCGATAGATGTTAAGCGAGCAAGAGAAAGAATTAAGCAAGGATTACCGTCAAAAGAATATCCTCTTATTCCGCAATTCGAAGATACAAAAATGAATAAGGCGGATTCTATCACAGATATGGCTTTTGTGAGAGGGCAAATAAAACAAGACCTAGATACTATACGAGAAATGGTAGATGATTCTAATAGCCTACAAGATTTAGAAGAGATGGAAGGATTAGTAGCGGATTTTGTTATGAAATTAAATAAAGAGTATGGGCGATAATTATGACAAGGTGCAATAACTTAGATGCTTGGTTTGATGCCAAATCAAAAGAAGTAGATGAGAAAGAGTCGAAGTCAAAGAAATGTTTTGTTACAGGTGATAAGAAATGAGTTGGCAAGATATACTAAAAATGCAAACGACTCAAAATGCCATTGCTAAAATTGGAATGCAGATAGTTTCTTTGAAAGAATTGCACGACATGGTTAGAAAGTTTCATGATGAAGAAATGATTAATGGCGAGGAGTTTGAAGACTTAGCCGGAGAATACCATAGATTGCATAAGGCTACTGATGATACTATCAAAAGAATATTGGGCAGTTTAGCGAGGGTTTGATATGAGTTGGTTTTCTATTGTTAAAAAGGATAAAGTCTATGAGGACTACCTTTATGATTTACAAGGTTGGGGGAATAATTATTTTGGTTCTTTGTATCAAGAAGACTACGAAAATAGGCAAGAACATGAACAGTATGAGTTAGATGAGTTTAATCGAATTTATGATGAGTTGGAATCATATAAAGACAATCCTAAAAAACATAAGGATAGAATAAATAAATTAGAAGACTTGCTCTTAGATGAAATGGATGTTAGCAATTTACCTATGTTGCCCGATAGTTTCTTTGATGAAGATACTCTTGAAAAAAATTTAGCGAGGGCTTGATATGGATTTGAAAAAAACCACAGCCTCTAATGAAGATTGGCAAACTGTCCTTAAGAGGCGACCTGTTGAGAAAAGAATTCTAAGTAGAAAGGTAGTAAATCTAGGTATGCCTGTTTCACTCGCTAGAGAAATATTAAACAGTCTTACAACGCCGGAAGTTAAAAAATATGGTAGAATGGTAGAAGTAATGCAAGATGAAACTATTAAACAAGCCATTGATGATTATTTAGAAAAGAGACAATCGGCAGATACAAAAATGTCTTCAATAGAAGGAACCACTCATGCCAAGGAAGAGTATTTCACAATTACTCCTAAAGAGGCTAGAGCCTATTCTAGATACTTTTTACATTTATTAGAAACATTGTGACAGTTAAATCTATAACACAGGGACATTAACGAATAAATAAGGAGTGAACGCTATGTCATGGAAAAAGGTGCTAAAAGCAGAGAAAGAACAATTCGAAAAGAAATTGTTTGGCAATCAAAAGAAGATAGCCGAACAAGCACCTCCCGAAAATAAGATAGATGAAAAAGACTTTGAAGTTTTGCAGGAAAAGAAAAATAACAAAAAGTCTAGGGCTAGAAGCGTTTTTACTAAGAGGTAATTAATATGTCATGGAAAAATATTCTAAAGGATGAAGAAGAAAAGATGACGGTTGCCGTAACCACCGCATCTGCTCCTGCTATGTTTGGCACCTCTTATTCTAAAAAGAAGAAAAAGAAAGATAAACTCCTAAAGAATGAAGATAAAAAGAAGGATGAAATTGAAATCAATGGAAATCCTGTCGATGCCCCTACCTATACTTTCCCTGCTAAGTTTGAAGAATGGAAAAACAATTGCTCTAATATCAGTGATGGTGATTTAGAAACCAAAGGAGTGGGCGACCTTTACAAATTTCTTAAAGCGCATTTGAGACAAGAAGACATGATTCGTGATGGTAGCAGAAATAAAGGTAGAGCAGGTAAAGGCACTATGGAGTTTTTGGACAAGATTGAAGAAATTGTGGGCGATGGTAATAAATTTTTTACTAAAGGAGAAGCCAAACTAATTACTCTTATTGCCGAGGATTTGGAAAAATACAAAGACACAGGGAAAGACGCAGGAGGTAGAACCGCAGCCTTTGACCCTGCTTTTATATTATTTACTGATAAAATAAAAGACCCCGATACTGGTGAAATAATAGAAGAAAAAGAAGTTCAAGGGCATTATAAGACTGATAATTTTGCAGGGGGAGAAGGACAAGGAGTAGAGCCTAGTTGGTTAGCGGGTAAAAATCCACCACACTTGGCACTGTTTTCCGAAACAAGCACTCAATTTTCTAAACCTAAAGGTCTTCTTGCTATCATGAGAGAGGCTGAAGAAGAGTTAGATAAGATTAAAGGAGAGCCTAGTAAAATCCGTTTAGACAATTTACCTCCTAGAACCTCGGCTTCGGAATTAGATAAAATACAATCTGTTAGGAGTTACTTCGATAAAGTAATTACAAATTCTGCGCTATGGAACGCCGGTGGTAGACTATTAGTAAACAAAGTTAGACAAGGACTTAATTCTACAGATTTATCTTTAGGCAATTCCGACCAAGAGTTAGTTAGAGAATTAGCAGGTATAGAGAGTTCAAATTCCGACGATGGGCTAATAATTTATTTTGATGCTATGAGATTAACTTCTACTGCTAGTCCGGTTATTGGTTTAGTAGATTTAGCCTTAAAAAGAAAATTCAAAGGAAAGGATAAGAAAGCACCAAACGGATATAGAGCGTGGCAGAATGCTAGAAGAGGCGGCTTTGATTATAGAAAAACGGCAAGGGAAAAGTTTGGCGATAGCGTAGATAGCAAGGATTCTAAATATTCTCCCGATACAAAGGTAATTTCTAAGTTATGGCAACAAAATCTTTGGAGGAGATAAAGTGGCCGTTAGCCGAAAAAGGTGTGGTATGTGCCAACACCAAGTTAGAGAAGAATTGGAGCAAATGCTCGACTCCGGAGAAATAACTTGTGATGCTTTAGATGAAAAGTACGGTTGGAGAAGCGGTACTGCTGCCCAACACCAAAGAAATCATATGGGTGAATACAAGATGAGTTCCAATCCAAAGTGTAAATTGTGTGTAGACCCAATGAGAAAGCATTACGAACAGGCGATTAGCGAAGGCAGTATTGAAAGTGAAGCAGTTGCTACAGCATTGGACACTACTAAGGAGCAAATCCAAAGACACATGAAACATCATCTTATGCCTATTGTTCAAGAGAGTGCGGCTATGATAATAGCAAGAAAAGAAGTCAATGAAGTTGAATTACTTTCTAACAATGTTTCTAAATTAGATGTAAGATTAGAACAAGTATTCAACGACTTAGGAAATGATTTAGACCCTAAGATGATTGATGCCTTAACTAAGTTAGCAAGAGAGATTAGAGAATCTTTGAAGTATCTTATGGAATTCAAAGGAAAACTTATCCATAAGAGACAAGATACCATTATAGTCCACCAAATGCAGATAGTCCAAGAAGTGTTAGCACAAAACAATCCGCAGATATGGTTAGAGATTAAACAAAAAATGCAGGAGAAATTACAATGAGTTGGCGAGATATATTAAAAGAAGATTTATCACAATTAAAGGAATCTCTTGAGCGTTTAGAAGACATAACAGGAAACGAAAATGTAGATTCAATGGTAGAATTGGCGGAGGACATTGGATTAAAAACATATCTTAGAAAAAACATAAAGTCCTATCAAAAATTAATTAAAGATTTAGAGGTTATGATAGCGGGTATTGGTAGTAGTGAAGAACCAAAAAGAAGCAATTTACTGCGTAAGAAAAATGCCTTTGAACGCCACCTATACGATTTATACCAAATGCAGGAGAAGTTACAATGAATTGGGAAGATATAATTAAACACCGCCCTAAAGATAAGGAAGGTAATTATATCACTGTTGTACAAGAACATGCTAATACTATTCGTGAATGGTTAGAAAATAATAAAGAGCATAAAGACCATAATATTATCGAGATTATGTTTAACCTATGGAAAGAAGAAGATTTTGTTAAAGGCGAGATTTATGATACTTTAAGGCTCATGGCAAAAAAGAAAGGGTCTTACACTTTATACAGGTGAGGAATTATGACTTGGCAAACTATTTTGAAGATGCCTGTGGCTTCTAATAATACAATGGTGGCCTACAATTTAGTAAACCAAGCGCAATTCGAAAAATACCTACAAGAAGTTAAAGATTCTTTAGCAAGTGGAGACGCAAATGAGGAAGGTTCTCTTAATTCATTATCTAATTTGCTTAGACAGGTGGGAACAAATCAATTATCTTTAGAGAAATTCATAGAACAGTGGTCAAATTCACCACACATGGACTTAACTGTGCCGCAAATTCAAGAAAATCTAAATAAATTAACAGAAACACTACAATTTTTAACAAGAAGTGAGATTCTAAAACTAATTGAAGAGGCCATTCGGTACAAAAATGAAAGTAATCACACAAAAGTTAAAGAAATTTTATCTAGAATTGATAAGTATGGTTCTCTAGGAGTTAGAACACTAAACAAGCAACCCAAAATTAAAGCCAAACTGAAATATTTACGGTTGGATGCTGAAAAATCCTACATTTATTTCAAAAATAGCCCACCTACGAAATCACAAATGGAAAAATTTGCAGAATTGTTGGGAGGAAAGTCGAACCAAGAGGCTGCCAAGGTGGAAGGAGACATTATTCTTGTAAATGTCAAAAGTCTTAATGAATTTACTAAACTTTTACAGCCAAATATAAAAAGAAATAAAAACGGCGAGGTCGAAGTCTTAGATAATGATAATACTGTCAAAGAAAAGGCACTGGCTTTGAAATTATATAATGAATTTAAAGCAAGTAATGGTATTTCGCTTAATATTGATTCAAAATCTGTAGAAATAGACCCTAAAAAGATAGAAGCCACTACCTTAGCGGCTAAAGAAGTAAAATATATTGTAGTCGAGCCTTTTACCTCCGATTCAATCAAAAAATACATGGCAGTTATAGATAGAGTACAAGGAAAAGTCACTTCCTTTAAGCCTAAAGGCTTTAGAGAAGATGATAGGACGCTCATTCGCTTACCTAGTATTCTATTTTTGGAAAAAGGTAGTAAAAAGAGTTTCAATTTCAATCCTTATGCTGAAATAGTCATAGAGAATATATTTCAATCTGCTACATGGGCGGATGTTTTCTTTGACAAAGTTAGGTCGTATGGTAGTCTTAGTGTTACTGATGCTAGGACTCTCATAGTTGAAGATATTGCTAGAACATTACCAGTTATGAATAAATCATCTAGTGAAGAATATAACATACCCCTAAGAATATTTAGAACCGAGATAGAAAATGTAAATTTAGAGTTTGATAAACTAAAAAAGAAAGTATATGATGTTTTGAAGGAAAGAGACACCGCAGAAGAATCAGTGAGAGGTACAGTAGACACCTTGAGAGAGGAAAGATACCAATTTCTAAAAAATAAATACACTATCAAGGAAGCAATGGCCATCAAAAGACACCTTTTAGCCGAGGGCTTTCCGGAAGAAGAAATAAAAATAGAATATTATCGAAGAGGCTCTAAGGCTGCTTATGAAGGTAGAGAGTACGATAAACAGGGCAATGTTGTTAGAAATGCTGATGGTTCTATCCGTCTTAAAGAATATGATGGCGCAGATAGAGCAGATAGTGCTAAAATTCTACTTTTAGATGAATATACTGATGAATTTACTGAACTTACTTTTGATGAAGCGGCGCAACAAGAGGGCATAGAAGTAACTACAGCACAAAAAACTAGCGATGTGAAAGAAAAAATTTCTAGTAAACTAACGGAAATCAAAGAGGAGTTAGAAACAAGTAGAAACTCAGTAGAAACTTCAAAAGACCCCGAAAGACTAAAAAAGAAAATTGAAAGGTTAGAAAAGAAAATGAAGGCTTTAGAAAGTCAACTCAAGGAAGACCTTGATAGAGATATAGGGGAAGCCACACAAAAATTAAGAAACCAAATAAATTCTAAAGGTAACTTTCCTTCTTTCTTGATTGATTTTGCTAAAGATAATAATCTAATGGAACATGCTACTTCTCTTAAAAGAGATAAAACTGCATTAAATATTATCAGCGCAGAAAGAAGTTTGATTTTCTTGGCCAGTATTAACGCCATAAGAGAAGACCAAGTTAAAAAATCATTTAAAGTAATAGATGCCAATATCAAAAGTAAGCCCGAAATAGCAAAAAAAGAAGCGGAAAAATTAAATGGCAAAATGGCTGACATACTAAATAAGGCGAGAGAGGACATAGTTGAGGGATTCAAAGTTACTTTAGAAAACTTGGCAGAAAACCCCGAAAAGTTCGAAGATACCATGGTGAAACAAGTTCTAGATAAATTATCACAAACAGGATTACTAATTAGGAGAGAAGAACAATGAAAGTAAAATTTGAAGAAGATGAACTTAAATTCCTAAGTGATGCCAATAGAATTCAAGCAAGGGCTATTCGTGGAAGGCTGTTAGCCCCACATATAGAAAAAATAGAACAAGAAGCCAAGGAAAAATATCCCGATAGACCAAACCAAGAGGCAGAAGAAACTAAACAAATTCTAGAAGACAGAAAAAAATACATAGCCAAAGAAAAAGATGAACTGGTTAAAGATTTAGGAAAGCAGATAAGAGGCTTAAAGGGTGGAGGAACTAGAACTATTATAGAAGGAAAACTAGGCCAAATAAAATCTGTAATTAAACCACTATTAGATATGAATATCTACATAGGCGGTGCTTTGGTTGATTATAATGATTTAGTAAAAATAAGGCTTGCTAATAGAACTAATGTCGATATTAGAAATCCCGATATATCTTTATTGGAAGATGAAAATTTAAAAACTGCTATTAGAGCATCATCGCAAAATGACAAATTAAAAATATTAGCAGAAAATTATGATACTGTTATTAGTTTATTAGAAGACAATATGCAACAAGATTCGGGAGAAATAATAGAAGTTAAAAATTTCCCAGTTAGAAAGTTTTTAGGTGTTGCTGATGTATCTAAAAAAACAACTAGAATAGCAGTTTATGACTTTTGGAATAGCGTAGTTGGTAAGTTTGACGAGTTTAAAACAAACACAGAAGAACTGTTTGACAACTTTGAAAAATTAAATCTACCCGATGAAGCAATGGATACGCTAGAAGATATTTTAAAAATAAACTTAGATGAGTTACAGTATGTGGCTTATTTTCCAAAAGTTGACAAGAGATTTACCAACCGTAGACAAAAGTTTTGGAATATTTTATTTAACATAATGGTTGCAGAAGATTTGTTTGATAAAGATGCTATGGAAGAAAGATATGAAGACGACCCTGCCAGTTTTTCCGATGTTAATCAAGAATTAACAAGTGAACTAACAAGTAGTATTTCTAGCGGTGGAGATGGGGGAGGACAAACTCTATCCGGAGAAAGTCTAGGAAGATATAAGACAGAAACTAATCAAGGGTTTGAATATAAAGGAGAGGTTCAATCCATAAGAGGCATAGCAGACCCTCTTCTAATATATGAAGATAATACTAATAATAAATTAGTCGCCATATCCGAACAGGCTGAATTAGAATTATTAGATTTATTAGAAGAAATAGAGAAAAGCCTTTCCTCTAGAGAGAGTATGGATGGAGGAGTTGTGGCACTGTCCATAAATACTCAATACGATTTGAAAAGATGGGTTAGTGAGGTGGAAGATACCACAGTTATCGAACAAGAGGATTTAGATAATAATGAAGCCAACATAAGTATAGAGTCTTACGCTTTACCTATTTCAGTGATGTCTAATAATTATTTTGCCGAAAGTTATACTGGGGATAGTTTCGAGGCTGCGAATGATACAAAAATAAGTTTGGATAACTTAGATAAAATTAAAAATTTCTTTGAAGATTTGTATAAGATTTTATCGGATGATATCTTTAGAGAAGAAGTAGGTGTTAGGTCTTCTACTGGTATGCGAGGTAGTGTAATAGATAGAAGAGAAAGAGGTTCATTCCAAGTTGCAGAATTTCCAGTTCCGCTACAAAGAGGAGGCCAAATTAGAGAAGAGATAATGCAAGGAGTAGCGGATTCTCTAAAGAAAATGATGGAATCAGCAGTTGAATATTTCTTTAATCCTCTTTATGCCGGTTATCTTCCTATATCTATGCCAACCTTCGGCAGTAGCATAGGTACTAAAGTCTTCCAACTATTAAGTTTGGATTTGGGTGTAGAAACAGTTCTTTCCGAGTCGTTAGAGATGTCTTTTGAAGGTACTTTAGAAGAGGCCACAGCAGACAATTTGGCTAACATAGCAGACTTCTTAGATAATATTTTTGACAGTGGTGTTAAAATAGATAGAATACTTATAACAGATGGTGAACAGGCAGCAGGTGCTTTAACTGACATATTCGGTAAAGAAGAACAAAATAATAATTACTGTGCGGCCATCATCTATCACTTTGCTAAAGAATCAATGGAAGAAGAGGAATTAGAAAAGTTTGGCAAAAAGAAATTTAATAGAAAAACCCTCAAAGAAAGGTCTATGGAATTTTATAAACAACATGGTCAAAGAAAACCCTTCCCAGTTTTTGCCTTACCTTATTGGTTAGATAAGAATCAAGGTGCATTAACAAAGGATAACACTAAGAGAAAACACTACAATAGATTAAAAGATTTATTTGAGAGTGTCCAAGTAGACTTACCTGTACTATTACATAAGATGTTGAAGGCTCATGACATCATTAGACAACAATTAGGCAAAGAGGTTGTACACGGCAGGGCTGTTTTTAATTCTAAAGGGATAACTGGTTTAATTAGTAAAATGCAAGTAGAGCAACAAGTTGATTTAAGTGTTCACGAAGTAGAAAAAATAGTGCTAGGTGAGGATTCACATGCTAACATTTCTAAAGAATATGGTATAAGCGCAGACCAAGTTTATCTTATTAAGGCAGAATTTAGGTGATGAGTTTGGAAGAAATATTAAACAAAGCAAAATTTAAGATACCCAGTGAAGCGGCAGATAAAGCATTTGCTATGCTGAACTTAGGTGATAAGTTTAGATTAGATTATAACGAGTATGAAGAATTCTATGAAAACTTGCTTAAGAAATTAGAAACTCAAGGCTCTAAAAATGCAGTTACTAGAGTTTTTAGAAACATGGGAAAAAAAATGTCTAGGAAAATTAGCATGAGTATGAAAGGAGCCGCCACTAGAGCAGGATATAGGCAACTCCAAGATGGAACTTTTGATAGAACATTAGGTAAGTCTTGGCAAGAAATATTAAAAAAGAAAAAGAAGACTAAATACAAAGCCCCTGCCGGTGTATATACTAAACCGAAACTAAGGGAAGAAATACACGCAACTTTACTTAATGAAAATACTCATGGAACTGCTAAGGGTGAATGGTCTGGTCGTAAATCTCAAGAACTGAATGAAAGATATCAAGAGAGAGGTGGCGGTTTTGTCAATAAAAAGTAATTGGTGGAATATTCTTAAAGGTTTAACCGATAAGCAAAAAGATATGGTTGAATGGAATAGGGAAGATTGGCAACCGCTTACTACTCAAGGGGGAAGATATGCCCCTAAAGCGGTGAAAGATTCACTTACAGACAATCAAAGAAAATATGAAAGTGCTAAGAAAAGAGCAGGAAAGAAAAAAGGAAAACAGCATGTTCCTAGAAGCAAGTCGGCTAAAAAAGAATATCGTAAAGTAGAAGGTAGATAATATGAAATGGAAAAATATACTAAAAGCACCGCCCTTAACGCCCGAAGAAGAAAAACTAATTCAAGAAGAAATGCGCTTTAGAAATGTAGACCGCCAAGAGGCTGAAAGAAGAGTTAGAAGAAAAGCAAATAAATCAGGTCCAAAAAAACAACCTACTTATGAAGACTATATGAGTTCCTATAAAGAAGATATTGAATCTAAAATTCTTGCTGAAATTAAAAAGGAAGGCGGGGCATTAGGTATGAAAAATCTAAAACAATTTGGTGAAGAGGCAGAAATCAAAAGAGTCTTAGACAAATTAGAGAAAGAAGGTAAAGTCTTCATACACCAAGATGGAGACATTTACACACATAAACCCAAGTGATATTATGTCATGGACTAGCATTCTAAAGGTGTCATTTCTAAGTAAGAACTTCAAAACATCAAAAAAGTCTCTATTAGAAGTTGTAGAGGCTATGCCTAAAGGACAGGTATTTTCGCTAAATGACTCCAAAATAAAAAATGAGTTTATAGAACAACTCGTTAAAAATGGAACTAGACGCAACAATATAAGCACTAAAAGTTTCGAAAGCGTATACAGAAGATGGGCTATGATGACAGGTCGTAAAATACTATCAAATTCACCATTAGTTAGGGAGCATTTCAAATCTAGTGGTTCTAAAACAAGTCAATTTATAAGGATATGATAACATGAGTTGGATGGATATTCTCAAGAAAATAAAGTGGCAAGGTACGCTTTCTAGTAAGAAAAAAGATATGCTTGAAAGAAGCCCAAAAATAAAAGTAGATATTCCTAAATTAAGTTACCCACAAGAAGAAACAGAAATACCTGCTATTCTAAAAATAATGGAAAAGAAAACACTTGATTCGAAACAAATGAAAGATGCAGACCTTAAACCTGAAAAAGAAATGTTTGAAATCGTTGGTGCAGATAGAAATGAGTATGAAGATTTTATTAAGGATATTAATTATTATGTTATGTCACTAAAGATGAAATACCAAAGACCTAGACCATACGAAATTAGCGATAAAATAAAATCAACAAAAACTACAACAGACGATACACCTTCTTTTCCTAGTGGGCATTCTATGGCGGCTTATGGTTTAGAAAGAATATTAAGTAAAAAATACCCAAATAAGAAGAAAGAATTAAAACGAATGGCTGATAGAATCTCACTATCTAGAGTGCAAATGGGTAGTCATTACCCTAGCGATATAGAAGCAGGAAAGAAATTAGGATATCTAATAGGTGATGCTTATGAGTAATTGGATGGATATTCTCAAAAAGAAAAAACCAAAGAGTCCTAGAAAGAGGGCATTGGAAAGAGCAAAGAGTAAAGGTCTTTCCGGATTAAATAGCCCACAATCACTAAGAGATGATAAAAGCAAGTCTCACCATGTAATGGCTTGGGATGCTAAAGGTAAGAAAGCAAAATACATTAAATTCGGACAAAAAGGAGTCAAGACAAATCAAACCAAAGGACAAAGAGAGGCTTTTAAGTCCCGTCATGCTGAAAATATTAAGCGTGGGAAGATGTCGGCGGCGTATTGGGCTGATAGAGTAAAGTGGAGTCCAAGTAAAACCAAAGAAAAGAAAAACAAAAAGTGGCGGAAGGGGAGTTAAAATGGCAACTGAATATACTTCCCCAATACAAGAGTCACCCGAAAGTATCTCAAGACAATTGAGAATTGATTTCAGTAAAGCCCCATCGCTCCATGCCGCTATAAATAGAGTGATTCCTGTTTTAGAACAATATGCATTTAAAGATAAGAAAAGAGCATCTAGATATAAGAAAGTCGCTCAAGGATTAAGGAATGTCTCAGCAGAAATTAAAAGTTTAATCAAGGAATACGAGTGATATTATGACTTTTAGAGACATGCCTAGAGAAGAATTAGTTTCTCTATGGAAAAAAACAGAAGACGAACCTTTTCCCTCTAATCGCTCAGAAAACTCACCACTAGATTCTTTTTATCCTATTGAAAACTATATAGTTTTATTTGATGGCGAGAAAATTGTTGGTGGCCTTGGTTATTCTAAAAAAGATAATTTTACTTTAAGGGGAGGAACTTTTGTTTCTTCTAAATATCAAGGAAAGGGCAACTTCAAAAAAATAGCATCGGAAGCAAATAAAAGACTCTCGGAACCTTATATTGCCTCATTCAGCAGTACCACCATGCCTAACGAAGAATGGATTAAAATTAATGAAAATAAGGGATGGACTATGAACCCTACTGATGAACAGTTAGGGGCTTATGGTAATAATGCCACTGTTGCTGGTTTTAGAAAGTATTACGATAACCATCCTAAAGGCGCAACATGGGGAGTTAAAGGATTACCTGTTTCTAAATGGTTTGGTATTCTTAAGAGGTAATCCTATGGAATTAGAAGCATTTAATTTCGAACATCGAATGGATATGGAGTTATCTAAAAACTCATTTCCTTATTTCTTTCAAAATGTATTGGGTTTTGATTTTCCCTCTTATATTCAAGAGTGGCATAGTTTAATGGAATCAACTCAAAGAACTGTAATTATTTGTAGTCGTGACCATGGAAAATCAGTCTTCATGCATGCTTGGGTAGTATGGAAATTAATTTTTGAAGAACCGCCCTATCAAATGCTATATATTTCTTCCAACCAAAAGCAGACTTTGGTTCACATGAGAGATATAGATAAGATGTTTATTCATCCTATGCTTAAAAAATACAAACCTGCTAGGGGTTGGGCTATTGGAAACATTACATTGACTAACGGTAATCAAATTTTAGAGCGTTCAGTAGGTTCACAGATTCGTGGACTCCACCCTCAAGAAATCGTTATTGATGACCCTTTGAAAGAATTCAGTATGACTGGTATTCAAAAGGTCACAGATTGGTTTTATGGTGATATGATACCAACACTTCACCACACCGCTTCCCTAAGAGTTATCGGTACTCCTTTTAGTTATACAGATATATATCAACAATTAGCGGAAAACCCTGCTTATACAGTTAATACTTATCCTTGTCTTAATGCTCTTAATGAACCTCTGTGGCCTGATAGATGGAACTATGAGGCACTAATGGCTCGTAAAGCGGAAGTAGGCTCTATGATGTTCACAAGAGAGTATATGTGTGTTCCTATTTCTACTGGAACTTCTCTTTTCAATCCGGAGCATTTGGATAATGCAAAGAACAAAGATTTAGTTTTGAAACCTCTAAAGCGTGAGGGCTACAAATATTTTGTAGGAGTAGACCCCGCTATTTCTACTGACGGAGACTACAATGTGATAACTGTGTTAGAAATGGATGAAGAAGAGAATAAATCAATAATCTATATTGATAGGGCTAAAAATGTCCAATTTCGAGAAAACATACAGAAGGTACAGATGATAGGGAAATTGTTTAGACCGGAAGCAATATTATTTGAAACAAATACCTTTGCCAAATCATTTACTCAAGAACTTAGACAAGTGGCTGATTTAAATGTACATGATTTTAACACTACTAGGAGAAAAAAACAAGAGATTATTCTAAATCTACAGATGACTTTAGAGAACGGTAAGATGAATTTCCCATACGGAAATGAAGAGAGTAGGAGAGTGACTGGTATTTTAGCGGAAGAATTATCCATGTTTGCTATTACTGAAAGGGGTAAATTCGAAGGAATAGGAGCGCATGACGATATGGTTATGAGTCTAGCCTTGGCCAATGCCGCCACTTATCAAACAACTGATAGTTTTATTTTACTAGACGATATGGGCTTATTTGAAGATTCTAAACCGAAAGGTAGAAATACAAATTTCAACCCAATGGGATTGAACTTCTAAGGTGATGGTATGACAGAACAAGCAGAAAAATATCGCCAAGCGGCTGAACAAATGGAAAGGTTGGCTGAGTTAGATGAAGAAGAAAGTGAAATAGTTAATGAAACAGAAAGACAATTGGGTATAGAATTAAAAAATATCTTTCATAATCAAGGTGTTTTATCGGAGCATGAAGAAATAGTAAAATTATCTAATCATTATAATATAAATGCTAGTGAGGCTAGAAAACAGTTAAATATATTTCCCGATGAATATGTTGTACAAGAACGAAGTGTTCCCGACTTAGTTAAAAAAATGAGAAAGGCTAGAAGAAAATTAAAGGGAGAGCATAGAGAAAAAATGACGAAAGCCATTGATACGATGATAGATGCTTATGCTGACCATTTACAGAAATGTATAGGTTCTATTTCATGGCTCTCCGACTATACTAGCCCACTATCTAAAATGAGATATAACGAAAAAGACCTATACAAATTAAATAAAATGAAAAGCATTGAGTTACGAAGAGAAACCATTGACTATTTGTGTAAATACTGGGAAGCGGAATTAAAACAAAATGGAATGGCGTATGGTCAAGAATATAGCGTTTTGCACAAAGAAATGGTAAGTGCTAAAAAAGGGTTTAGAGGGGCAATAAATAAAATTACCGACCAATCTATAACTAAAACAAAAAAAGAAATGCAAGAGAATTTCATACTGAAGACTGTTTGTGAGAATCAAGGAATTTCTGCAAAACAAATACATGAGAAAATGCCATCTACCCTTTTCAAACTAAGTAGCCCTAACTCTATATCTAAGTCTATTAAGAAATTAGATATCACCTCCTACAAGGGGTCATACTACAAAATGCCTTCAATGATTAAGAAGAATATATGGGCGTATACTGCTGCATTTATTGATTCGGATGGATTTATAACTTTAGATAGAAATATGAATCCTAGAGTAGGGCTTGTAGCAACAGGAGAAAGAGGCAAGGCTTTCATGCAAGAGATGCAAAAATCTATCGGTTATGGTAAAATGCATTTAGACCAAAAATCTCCGCAAAATACTAGGCTGATTAATAGATTAAATTTTTATTCACAAGGTGATGTTAGGGATTTACTGACTAAATGCCTCCCTCATTTTAGATTGAAAAAAGGCAATGCTAAACTTTTGTTAGAATTAATACGGATGAAAAAGTCTCATAAGAAAACCGAGTGGTATAGGGGTCGTTGTGATGAAATATTTAAACTAATGAAGTGGGAGAATCATAAAGACCATGTAGGATATGACTGGCTTAAAGAGGGTATTTATCTAACAGATATAGCAAAGTTACAAGGCAATTGTAAAATGTCCACTATGGATTCATTAGAGCAAATAGGAGGACTAATAGTTTGAGTATCGAAGATTGGGTTCAAAATAAAAGAAAACTTGAGTTCAAATATTGCGGTAGGTGTTTTACTTCTAAGAATGTTCATCCATTCGGTTTCTGCAAGAAGTGTTGGGAAAAAGCAGGAAAACCTAGATGAAGGTTTTATAACCGATGTACTTTGTGGAAAATCTAGGGGTGTAGTCAATGGCAGATGAAAAAAGACGATTTAAACTATCCAACCTCTTTAGGCGGCAAACCCCCAAACCTGCGGACAGAACCGTATATAATATGGGAATACAAGAAAGACAACAGCACCATATGATTACTGGGCCAATTATTTACAATCTAATAAATCAGTCTGTGATAGCGAGAACTTGTATAACTCAATTAAAGCAGGAAGTTTTTAGGCGGGGCTACATATGGGAAAAAGCCTATGAAGCAAGATGTAATGAGTGCGGGAAGGAGCATCGACGACCTGTTCAAGAATGCCTAAGATGCGGCTCAACTAATTTGAAAAAGCCGGATATAAAACAATTAGAGTATGCTGAAAGGTTTATAGAAGGATATGTGAATAAGTCCGAACAACTATTCATTGATGTCTTACAGGAACTAGAAGATGATTTGAATATTATGGATGATGCATACATTGTTTTAGTCAAAGAATATTTTATTGACGGTAATGGTAAGATTAGAATGCATCGTATCAAAGAACTATATCGAGGCGACCCTGTTACTATGTTTATTTACGCTGATGAGTTAGGACAAAGAGGCACGAAAGGTTTCACTTGTGTTACTCATAGAGATAAAATAACTACAGACCCTCATGAAATATGTGACCAATGCGGAGGAAATATGTTTCCTGTTCATTATGTAAATAGAGCAAACGGCACAGACCAACATTTCTTACAAGGGGAAGTTCTACATTTTAGTAAATATAGTCCATCTAGGTTATACGGAATGTCACCAGTTGTGACATTATACAATAATATAATGACATTGATTGCCATGGAAAATTATGTTAATTCTTCTTATACTAAAAGCAGAATGCCTAGAGGATTACTGGCGGTTCAAACTAGAAATATGGATTCTATGCGTTCTTTTTGGCGTTCAGTAAAAGAGAAAATGGAGTCCGACCCTCATTTTATTCCTGTTATGGGAATAGAGTCCGAAGGCGGAAAGGGAGCAGTAGAATGGATTAAATTCATGGACAGTCTAAAAGAGATGGACTATGTTTCCGTAAAAGATGATTTGCGAGACAGAATATCAGCATTCTATGGAGTAAGTAAAGTGTTTATGGCTGATAACACCACAAGTGGTGGATTGAATAATGAAGGTATGCAAATACTTGTAACTAACAGGGCAGTACAGAAGGCACAGACTGTTTACAATAATTATGTCTTTCCCTTCCTCATAAAACAATTTGGAATTACTGATTGGAATTTAAAACTACCTCCGAGTGAAGAGGAAGATGAAATAGCAGTAATAAGAAAAAGAGAATTAGAAGTCGGCATAGCAGGGCAAATAAAGAACTTGGGTTTTGATGTTGATATGGATGAAGATGGTAATTTTACTTTCTCTAAACCGGAACCCAAAGAGCCTGTAGAAGGTGAAAAGGGAGAAGAAGAAGTTCCATTTGAAAAAGACCCGTATGCAGGAACAAATATTGATGCTTCGCAAATGGGTCAATTACAAGAGCAACAGTTAAGTAAACCACAAGAGAACCCACCAACATCAAGAAGCAAACCTTCTATGAATAGAGGGCCGGATAAAAGATTAACAGGATTACCTGAAAATGCAGGAAATCAAAATGTAGATACAAGAACAGAAAGAAGAGTTGGTTAATATGACAGAAGATAGTAAACAAAAAGAAATTAGATTAAGAAAGGAATTGGCACAGGTCAAGGCAATGAATGCTAACTCAAGTGCTAAACTAAAACCTAGTAGGAATTTTACAGTAGGAATACCTGCTGATACTTCCGTAAAAAAGAAACTGCATTCAGCAGGCATACCGGATGTAATTACCCTACCTCCCAAGCAAAAGAATAGAAAAGAAAACATTCCATTCTAAGGTGATACTATGTTTTTACAGTTATCTAAAAATAAATCACTACTATATGTATTGAGCAAAGTAGAATTAGATGACGAAACTGCTGAATTAGTAAGGCAGGAAGCAACCGCTACTGATATTAAAAAGTCTTTAGAAAGAAATATTAACTCCAATAATATGATATCCTATAGAAAATATATTCAAAAAGCAAAAGACGAAGTGGGTAGTGTTAGTGACAGTGAAGAAGAAGACTATGTTGCGCCTAAAGATAATATTATTTCTTTAGAAAGAGATAGGGAAAGAAATATTCGAAGCGGAGAGAATAGAGATAAACTAATTCAAGAACAAAAGGAAAAAAGAGCATTTAATGAAATAACAGTAATCTCGGACTCTATAGATGATATAGAGAATCTTTTGAAAAACATAAAACTATCTAAAGAAAAAGGAAATCTTACTGCTACAGATTGGAGAAAAAACTATAGAACATTNGGAACTAATGAAAACNGGTCGGAAAGAATCATAAATTTAATGAACTCTATTAAAAGACAGCCACAGTTTCTATTAAATAAAAATAAAGATATTTTACAAAGAGGTATTTTAACATATAATGAAAATGAAATAAATGTTGCTGAGTTGAGTAAGAAAGTAGGAGAAATACTCAATTCCACCTTTGATGTTGAAGGAACCCAATACAATGCTATTGAAATACTGGTTTATTGTCATACTACTGTTCATGGTAAAGAACCCGCTAGTATGGTTAATCGACCACAAAGAAAAGAGGAAATGTTAGGAGCAATGTTTGGAACACAAGGTTTTGATGCCGGAACTGAAATAGATTTTAGAAAATACCTACCTAAATTTAGAACGGCTATTCGTAATCTAAACAAGATAGATTCCGAGAAAAAACTTTTAGAAGATAGACTAAAGGAACTAAAAGACATTTCTGAGGATGATGAAAAAATTATCGCTAATAAAATTAGAAGACTACAACAAGGACTTAATGAATTAATAAACACAAAAAGGTCTAAAACCAAGAATAAGGATGATAAAGTAAAACAACTTCTTGCTCAATTAAGAGATATAACAGATAAGAATAATCAAGATAAGTACATTAAAGAAGCCAAAATAGACTTTATGGATAAAGTAGAAGAAGAAACTACAAAACTAAATGAACTCATAGAAAAGGCTGATTTTGTTAGTGAAGCAAAACCAATCATAGAGCGATTAAGTAGTCTCTTAGGTAAACTAGATAGAGAATCTACAGTCTCTAAAGATGTTAAAAAGAAAATAACCAGTGCGGTTGTAACAGGGGTTAGAATGGCTAAAACATTAAATCAACTAGTTAAGGACTTTGATAAATTGGAAGATAAATTTAGAAAAGGACTTAAGGATTATATTGAAAGTTCGGGAACTGTACAATTATCTAGTGGTTTTGGTTCAATAACTTTTGATGAAACCGCAATGGTGTCTTCGGATAGTATGAAATTTGTTAATACTTACAAAGAACTAGAAAATAAATTAAACATTATAGAAAATATGTTGGAGTGATTGAAATGACATGGGATTATTATGAAGAAGGAAAAGAAATACTTTTCAAAGAAGAAAAGAAAAAAAGCCCCAAAAGAATACTAGATTCTTTAGATGCTAGGGGAAGAAAAACCTTAAAGAAAACTCTACAGGCGGCTGAACCAACAGAATTTTTTGGCCAAGATTTTACTAAATTAGGGGATTTAATTAACTCTTTAAAGGAATTAGATTTAATGAAATCGGATAAGAAATTGACTAAAAAAATGAAATCAATGGATGAGCGCAACATTGATATTGTAGCCACGGCTACCAAACTTCGTAAGGAGTATGAATTATTGTATCGTCAGTTACGAGACTTAGTATATCCTAGCGGTAAAAAGGAGAAATTACAATGACACAAGAACGAACAATAAATGAAGAAATGCTAGAAATAGTTAAGGCACTAACTGAAAAAGTAGAAGCATTAGAAAAGACAATTTATGCTAAAGACAGCCTACTCATGAAAGCAGGATATGTTGTTACTGATAGTCCTTCTCCTGTTGTTACTACTACTATTGGTGGAGAATCATCAATAAATAGTGTAGCCAATATGGATTGGAGCGACATTCACAAAATGGTGGAAAAGGCAGGTGGACAATAATGCCCGAAAGAGTAACAAAGGAAGAAAGAAAAATAAGCATGGCTATAGAAAAGGCTAGAAACGCTAAAGAAATATTATACCAATCCTTAATGGATAATAATAGAAGCGAATTGAAAGATGAATCCGAAGCAGTAAAGGTAACAAGGCCAAAAGCAGAAAATGTAAATCTAGAAATGAAACCGCAAGGAAAACACTCCGGCTTTGGTTTAGATAGTCACGCTACTGCGGGTGACAGTTTAAAGAAAAGTAAATTAGACAACTAATTATTTTAGGCAGGGAGTCATTTTGAAATTAGACTCTATTGAGAAGGACAAACAACCTTCGGTAGAAATACTTAGATTATTTGAAAAAACTAGAGTAGCCTATTTATCTGCTAGAGCCGACCCCACAGAATACGGGGCAAGATGGTCTAAAGCAGTAGAAATGGTTATTGAGGGATATGAAAAGTTAAACCCAGTAGGTAAAGAACTTAAGAGATTTATTGATGAAGAAGATTTAAAAAATAAAGACACTAAAAATCCTGAAAGCATCAAAGCCCAAAAATTATTTGAAGATATTAAACTCTTAAGATACTCTTCAAAAATTGTAGCCGACCCTTTTGCTGATATGTTCAAAAACAATGTTCTTGAAGAATTATTAAGTAATCCGGAGACTATGGTTAAATTCGTACATTATGCATTAAGAAGCGATAATAAAGCCCTTTCAAAGGATATACTGGCAATAAAAGACATGCAAAGTGACACAATAACGCAGGGTCTTGAGGGATTAGACCTAGAGGCAGACGACATAGGACTCTATATTATCGAACATTATGGGGATGACAAAGATTCCAAAGAAGTTGAAGGTAAGGTAAGTGCCGCTATGGATATTCTACAAACCATTTACTTTTCTAGGAATGATAAAGAAGACTGGGAAGACTTGAAAGACATCGAAAAGAAAGGAGTAGAAGAAACAGAAAAAAAATCTCTCTCACACTTTATTGTACCTAACAAACCAATGTATAGAATTTTTGACATACAAGATATAGAACAATTGAAGGGTTTTAGTGGAGACTGGTATATTCAAGAAAAGTATGATGGAATGAGAGTTCAATTACACAAACTAGACGGTACTGTAAAAATATATTCTTACAATGAAAAAGACATCACAGATAAGTGCAAGGCACAGGTAGAAGAACTAAATAAAAAAGAATATGGGGATTGTATTCTAGATGCTGAACTTATACTATTTGATGATGAAGAAGCACTACATAGAGCAGACACTATCGCCCATGTTTTCAAGAATAAATATAAAGACGCTAAACTAAGATGCCATGTGTTTGATATAATGAGACACGAATCCCAAACCTTGACAGATGAAGAATTAGAAAACAGAATGACTATTCTATTCAATAACTATTCTGCTAAGAGTGGACAAGCAATTGCGTACCCATCTAAAAAAGATACTAGACAAGCAGACAATATATCGGATTTAGAAAAATATGCAAAAGAAATGATGGAAATACCGACAGCAGAAGGAGTAGTAATAAAAGACGCTACTTCTACTTATTATATTGGCACTAAAAAGAATCCTAAGTGGATAAAGTGGAAAAACTTTGTTGATTTAGATGTAATAGTGTTAGATAAAAATAAAACGAAGAGTAATTTATTTTCTTACTCTGTTGGTGTCGGCCCCATTTTAGAAGAAATTGATAACCTAGTAAAAATAGATGGTCAAAATTATATGAATGTAGGAAAAGCATTAAACACTAAAATTAATGTCGATGTTGGAGATATAATAAGAGTGAAGGTAGACGAAGTTAAGAAAAAAGGTGAAACTTACAGTTTATTTTCAGCAAAAGTAATAGAAGTTCCGGAAGTAGAATATCCCGATAAACCTATCACCTTAGAAATGCTTTCTCAAGACACAAAAAAATCTCTTAACTATGATGTAGTCGCTTTAGAAAAGGGAGTTAGAGTAACTGACCATATACACGGAGAAACTACAATTATAGCAAAATACGATACTAGTGGTTTTGTTTTATATGGTTTTGAAGAAAATAATTTAATGTCTAAGAATGCTCTTAACGATTTAGATATGTGGAAAGACCAAGCAGAAAATATCATGAAAAATAAAAATAATGATTTGGCTTTAATTATTTATCATTATCTTAAACCTAAACCTAAAACAATAAAGGAAACGCATGAGTTTTTAACAAGAAAACATCCTTCGCTTTATGAAGATACACTACAGGGGAAAGAAACTTCTCTTGCTAATTTTGTACCTCAAAGAGATGGTTTAGAGAGAAATGGGAAAAATCTCTTAGTAGACCCTAGTAAATTACTACAAGAAGATACTATTACTAAATCTACTATGAGGGCTGTGTTAAAATTAGCAAATCAAGGTGGGAAACCTATGAGTAATGTTCCAGTTACTATTGAAAGGCAAAAAGAAATACCTATGGTATCTATGCTTAGTGATGGTTCGGAAGATAAGTGCTGTAATGAATTAAAACAAAAAATAGTTACTTTTGCTGAAAAATATATTAATGCATCCGAGAAAGATTTTCAGAGGATATGGGATATGATAATCAAACTAACTGGAAATACAGATGATTCATTTGATGAAATGGTGGATGGTCTTCCCAGTTTTCCGGATATAAAAAATATAGAGGAATTTGTGGCTAACAAACTAGCATATGAAAAAATGAGAAAATACCTTATGGGGTTTTATACCGAACGCCTATTAGAAATGCCATGCGACGAGTTGGTAGAAAACCTTAGAGTACAAAGAATTCCGCTTCAAATAAAAACCTTTATTGAAGAATATGATAAATGTAGCACAGGATTTGGGTCGGATTTTTCCGATAAGTATGCTATGCTAAAAGCCTATAAAACGCCTAAAGAATACAGGAATGGTAAATTTAAATTATATGATAGAGAAGACAGTAATGTTTCTTTAGGAATATTAGTTGGTGGTGAGTCTATGTTTTGGACTATACAATTAGACGATGAAAAGGAATTGTTTGACCTATTTGGTGCGGCAGGAAAATACCCTGCTGAAGTCTCTAAAAGTCTAGAACAAGGAAAAGTGATTGATTCCGGAAATATCGAGTTAGGAGTTCAAAGAGACGGATATCATGAATACTTCTTAAAAGGAAACAAATTCGAAACTAAACTACATATTCGTTATTTGCCCGTACAAGAACAAAAGATGTGGTTAGCGTGGACTGGATATAAACAAGAACCTGCTGATACTGATGGAGATGAAGGCATTTGGAACATATATGAAGATAAATATGCTAAAACTGCCCTACCTGAATAAAAAAATAGTGTGTTCTTTATATACTCGATGTGATAATTAGGAGTTGAGAGGAATGTCGTCTGCGGTATTGACAAACAGCACAACAGATTTCAAGATTCTTAAAAGCGATAATTTAATGATTGGTGGTTATGCAAGCATTGAAATCGTAGACAAACAAAATGACTTAATCACACTCAAAGCCCTGAATGAAGCAGTTAAAAAATACATGGAGAATCCGAAGTTTAGAAATGTAATGACAAATCATTCAAATGTTCAAGTAGGCGAAGTAGTAGAATCATATAGAGATACAACAGGGAGATTGTGGAAAACAGAAGTAGATGATGTTGGATTCTTTGTTGTAATTAAATTAAGAGAAGATATAGAAAAAGCCAAAGAAATAAACAGAGGCATAAGGAAAGGTTCGTTGAGGTCATTTAGTATTGGAGGACAGGCTTTAGAAAAAGTTAAAAAAACCCATAAGGAATTAGGCGACTACAACGAAATAAGTAAACTAGAATTACATGAGGTAACAATTTGTGAAAAAGGAATAAACCCAGAAGCACGATTTGATATTTTAAAACAAGACAAAAAAACAAAAACAAAAACAAAAACAAAGGTGAAAGATATGACAAGAATAGAGAAAGCATTGGAAGAATTAGACGCATTGATGGCTGAAGTTAATACTCTCCGTAAGGAAGAAATGGCAGACGAAAAAATGTTAGATGACGAAAAGATGTTAAACGAAAAGATGATGGAAGACGAAAAAGAAGCGGCTATGCCCCTAGATGAAGAAGAACAAAAAGGCGATTATAAAACTGAAGAAATGAAAGCCGTTGTTTCAACTCTAGATGGTGCAGGTGTAGAAATTGGTGAACCTGCTGATAGAGTAATAGTTACTGGTGGAAGACCAAAAGCAAGTGATTTGCCAGTTGTTAAAGCATTTAACAATACTGAACTAGAAACGCTTGATTTGACTGTTGGAAACATTGAGAAAGCATATGAGGCTTTCCGACAAGAACAACTAGAAAAATTGGCTTACAGTAATCTAGAAAAGTCATTCGCTGACAGATTTGCTTTAGAAACTTCTAGTCGAGAAACAGTTATAGCAAAAGCAAATTATGATGCTCAATCCGAAATCGCCTCACTAAAAGACGAATTCGTTTCTCTAAGAAAGTCTTTGACAGCAGAGAAAGATTCAATTATTAAGGCTCAAGAAGAGTCAACAATTGCTCTCCCCACTATGGAAGAACTGGCTGAAATGGATTGGTCGGACATCCACAAGATGGCCGGAGGATTTAACTGAGGTGATTTAACATGACAGGATATATAAATACAATAGCAGACCTAGAAGCACAAACATACGGATTAGGAACCATGGGTTCAGTAGGAAATGACCTACTAAAAGCACAAGGTGGAATTAGTGGTATTCATACCNNATTTAACCACGGACATGCAGCAGCAACCCCAAGTGGTCAAAATGCAAATCTATACAACATCATGTATGGACAAAAAGTTTGGTCAATGTTGAACAGAGAATGTAATGCACTATCAGTAATATCAAAGAGGCCATACACTTCAAGCGGTTGGAGAGTTTTAGCAAAGAGAGCCGGTGGCGGAAGCGGAAACTCCCTAGCAATTACTGGAAATGCTGCACTAAACGATGCACTATATGGTGGAGCAATTCTAAGAGCAGACCGAATTGGTGGTGTTCCGGAAAATGCAAGTTTAAGTAGTCAAGCAGATGGTTTAATGTCAATTGCTCCTGAGTATGACTTACTAAACACAAGTCCTAAAATTATTGCTCATCAATTTGAGTTCAGTGAACTTGCTATGGAAATGGCCGCTATTGATGACGGAATTGGTGACATTAGAGCGCAATTGAGAGAAGATATGGGTAAGCACCATTCGGAAGTTCAAAACGCTATGCTAGTAATGCCACTTGAACATTATCAAGATGTTACTGCTGATGGTTCTTCAACAGATGTAATGGAAAGAAACTATACTTCTCTAATGAAGATTATTTCAAGCCATGCTGAGTTGACAGAAATGGCAGCATCAAGTGTTACAGGAACTCTTAGTGCTGATATTAAAGACCTTTATGGAAAGACAAGAGCAGGTGCTTCATTCCTAGATGCTCAAGTTTCTTTTGGTGCAGGTTATTTGTCCGGTGAAGCCCGACAATTAACTCTAACAGTTTTGAATGCACTACTAAGAGATATTAGAGTAGCCGGTGGTTCTCCAAAGGTTATCCTAACTGGATATGATACTCTACAAACTCTAAGTGATTTGCTACAAGCCCAAGAAAGATTCATGGACAGAAAAGAAATCGTACCAACAGTAAATGGTGTTAGAGGTGTTAAGGGTCAAGAAGTAGGATTTAGAGTTTCTACATACTACGATATCCCATTGATTCCTGTAGCGGCTATGCCTTCTACTGGTCTAAACAGTTCTTGTATCAGTGATATGCTTGTTCTAGATACTGACCATCTATGGTTATCTGTTATGAAACCAACTCAATACTTTGAAGACGGTATTAGTAACGGAAACCCATTCGGTGTTGGAAACCTTGGAAACAAGGCTCTATACCGAACAATTGGTGAGATGGCTTGTTCATACTTCAAGGGTCAAGGCAAAATTACAAACCTTCTGTGAGGCGATTTAAGTGACACACACTGTAACACTTTTAGCCGACCATAAGGGCTATACAAAACCAAAGGTTGTAGGAGACGAATACCTAGTAAGGGCTAAAATTAATCTTACTGCCTATAGAGATGCAGCAGTAACTAGTACGGTTAATCTAGTTAATTCAGCAGAAACCATTACTTTTGCTAGTGGTACTGCTTTGACACAACCTGTAGTCGGTAGGCACATTACTATTGGTAGTGCCGCTACTGGTGGAAATGATGGAGTTAAATTAGTAACTGCTTCTACTGCTACTGTAATAACTGTAGCAACTAATGGAATCACAGCAAACGCTACTAACGATGAAATTACAATTACCCCAACTTACGAACTTTTGACAGCAGCAGAACTAGGGCTATCTACTATAACATCTATTAGAGTGGTAGGGCAACAATCACTAATACATCTATTTACAGAAGTTGTTGGTGGTTCCGGAGACACTACTTTAGCAGATACAACCACTAGAGAACTCGGTGCAACTGTTATGTCTACAGGCGCTAATGCTGTTGTAAGTAACTTGGGCTTTGTTGTAGTGGAAGTTACTGGAAACCTTTGAGGTGTTCTTTTGGCAATAATCAAAATGTCTAAAACGGCAAATAGACCAAGCGTAGTTCTACAAGGTATTGTCTTAACTAAAAGAGATTCTCTAGATGAAGTAGACCCATTTACAGCATTAACGCTAAAGGGCGACACTAATCTAGAGATTCTCTTCACAGAGGATGATAGAGAGGCAATTTCGGAAATAGACCCCGAAAAATTTGCCGTAATAACTAGAGTATTGGGTGCTAAGATAACTACACATGCTGAATTGGAATCTCTTTTGTTGCCTCCTAAACCTGTTAAAAAAGGAAGGAAACCAACAGCAAAGAAACCAAAAGCAACCAAAACCAAAGAAGATTAGACAATAATCTTAAATGGTATTGGCATTGTAGTTCCTTTCAACGGAGTAGATAAAATGTCCTGTAGAAGTAGTGGTGTCCTAACGGCGAGTGCAATAGTTAGTGCAGATAGATGTAAATTAATATCTATACATGCACAATTGACCGGAACTAACCCAACATTGGTTAAGGTTTTTGATAATGTCGCCGCAAGCGGTAAAGAATTAGCAAGAATAAATCTAGTTACTTCAAAAACAGATACCATTGAATTCGACATGCATGGAGTCATCGCAAGCACTGGACTATATTTAGAAATAGCCTCTAGTACAGGGACAGGCGCAGCAGTTTCCGTTGAATTCGCTTGAGGTGTTATAATGGCAGTTTTAAATAAAGATACTAGGCTAGTAATGACTATACTCTTTGTAGGAACTTTAAGCGGGGCAAATGTATTTGCTTATGCTAAATTCGGAACAGGTTTTCCTTATGGGGCATTAGCCCATTCTGTTTTATTCGGGCTAGGAACCATTGGTGCAATTATGGTTATGAAAGCAATATTCGATTTAGCCTTAAATGATAAAATAGAGATGTGGCTACTTGATAGAAAGATATCTGCCTATTGGGAAAGAAAGGCTAGAGATGAACAACAGAGGGTAAAAATGCGAGATAGTGCTAGACAATATAATACTAACTTTTATGCAAATGAACCATCGGAAGAAAATACAGTTGGTAATGAATTTTTAGCCGCACTTCAATGAAGGTGGTTAAATGGTCTTTGGCGACTTAATGGGATTCTCGGACTCCGACTATGCCTATAATCAATCTAGAGCGCATTCTGCTGATGTCTTCTTTTTGAAAATGAGAGCATGGTTTTGGGGTTCTTGTGGAGCATTGTCTGCTTTTTTAATTGGTAATATTATGGGAGTCTTTGACATAAATATAATGGGTTGGATTATTGACCGGCTACAGGATATTTGGGGGCATTGATTTGTCTATAATGACAGGTTTTGCTATCTTAATTGGAGAAGCAGTAATAGGTTTTTATAAGAAAATACATGCTATAAATTTTGGTGTCTACGGGGCGACAATGGTTGGTAAAACAACTCTTAGTAAACAATTGAGAACAAGAGGAGAAGTCCCACAGGTAAACAAAAGAACAGTAGGTCTTCATAGAGCAAGTAGAAAAAATGTAAAAATTGATGGTGATTCTCATACTATCAAAAGCGCCGATATTGGTGGAGAAGCAATCTATTGGAAAGAATGGGTAAAAGATATGCAAAGTCGTAAAGTGCGATATGTTATTTTTATGATAGACCATAGGCACTTAGATTCTGTTTCTAATTTAGACCATCAATTGGCATGGAAGTTTTTAGTAGACACAATAGTATCAAACACATGGCCTACCGGAAGAAAGAAAAAAGAAGCAGATTACCCTATGGCTGTGGGAATATGGGCTAATAAATATGACATATGGGGAGAAAAATACCCATTGATTGAAGGTCAAACTATAGACAAACATGAAATATTCGAACCTTTTAAATATGGAATGAGGCAGTTAAACGATAAGGGAATACCTTGTTTCAAGTATATTGTTTCAGCAAAATCCGACCCCGAAATGGTATATAGAGGCGTAACGACGATGATAAAGGATTATTGATTAAGATGTATAACAACCAAGTAATAGGACAAAGTACGCCAAACCCTGCGTTTGGTAATTTTAATATGACTCCGCTACAACAAGCGAGAGCAAGCGGAACAGTAACAGAATACAGATTTGTTGCCATAAAACCAAAAAAACAATTAGCAGAACTAACAGCCGTATTGAAATCCGAACCTAAAAAGTTCTTAGGAATTAAATATGGTAAGAAATTTAATTTAAAAGATAGGTGTGTAGTGTGTGGTTTCCATCATATTTGGGAACAGGGTGATTTTATGAGGCCACCAATACCACTAGACCGAGTTACTAGAGGTAGGCCACTAATGGGAACATATTGTCCTAAACATGCTTCTATGTATATGCAATTAGAAATGCTACAACAGCAAATCTTAGCAGATAAACACGGCTTAGATTTTAAAGCCTTTAAACCTAGAATGCCTAAAATGCTTAAAAGTGGGCCATTAACTAGTTTAACTAAAAACGATGTAGCGTCTTTAACTTCAGCAGGATGGTTTATAAAACCACCCGCACTAGCGGATAATAAGACCGCTACTCAAGAAGTGATTAGATTATTAACTGAAGTAAATATTATGACAGATAGAATAAATCATTTAATGTTAAACACTCAAATTAAAGTAGAAGAAGAGGCAAAAGAGGAATAATCATGGGAATATTAGGAACAAGCAATGGAACAGTGTTGGCATCAGTACAACAACAAAGCGACCAACAATTTAAGAATGTAAATAACTTACTATCTTTACAAGACAACCATGTGGAAGAATTTTTCCAATACCATGGAGAGCATTTCTTAACGGCTCTTGAAAAATTAATGGAAGATGTAACCGAAAGAGTAGTATCTCAAATGTTGAGTAAATTAGCATTTAACAGCACTGGTAATAATATAACGGTAGATGCGGATTGTTTAAGAGAGTATGAAAGAATAACTCAAGAGAATATTGATTTAGATATTCAAAAACTTTTACAGTCTGCTATTAATACTGAAGTAGTTAATCAAAGAAAAATGGCTAAACAACAGTATCTTGAATCACAAGGATTTAATGGGGCTGCTGGAAATATGCCTATGCAGCAACCAACCGCAGGTATGGCAGTAGCAGGATTAACAGGACAAACTCAACAATATCAACAAATGCAAGGTGCTATGAATAATGGTAGTGGTTATCCTATTCCTCCTAATGGAACTGATGGATATGGAAGACCATATTGGATTGACCAACAAGGACAAATGAGTTATGAACCTCCACAAAGCGGTTTAGGTTTAGGTGGAGCAATTCAAAAAGGTGCTGCTTGGGCTAAATGGCTAATGTGAGGTGATTCCTGTGGATGTTGTATGGGGTAGCAGCAATATTGATGTTGATGCTGATTTTGGTAAAAATAAAATTATAGAACAAGTTAAAGCAGGTATCAAGGAAAGTAAAAAACCTAAACAAGATTTGGATTTTTTTTATAATTATGCCAAAGCAATAAAGGCAATTGATGATGATGATTCTCTAACCGAAGAAGAACAAGAAACCAAAATAGATAAACTAGAGCAAAAGATTACTAACATTTTAAAAGATTTTTTTCAGCAAGAACCACTAGTTGATTATCTTAAGGTTGATGGAAAAGACTACGGTTGGGATAGGTATTCTACAAGAAGAACAGGAAAAGAAGGTAGTGCTAAAAACACCGCTAATATACTGTACGCTGAACAACAGAAATTAAAAGACATAAAAGATGGCGATGTTAGAGAAAGACTAATCGGAGTAGGTGCATTGAAATTCGGGGGCAGGGACTCCCAAGAACTTAATCTTCCTCCTTTTAATTTTAGAGAATTCTTAACTGAGCAGACAACTGAAATACCCATACAAGAAGATATGGTGTTAAGAGAAATAGAAAACAAAGAAACTAATGAGCGCACAGGTACATTTTCATTTAAGCCGGAAGGCGACATAAAGAAAGATGGTAAAAATTATCATTTTAAACTTATTTATGGTGATGTCAAGGCAACTAAATTAGAAGAAGCCAAAGCGAACCACATTAGAGAAACAACAGGGCAAAACCCTAGACCTACTCCGGAAAAAGGAGATTTAAAGGTAGGTAGTGATTCTTTTAAATTTTCAGTTAGGTTTTCTCCCGACACAATCAAAAGATTAGGTGCGGTAGATGAACGCATAAGATGGACTCAGTATAAAAGAAAATCAATCCCTAATCCTGATTACAAAGTAGATAAGGAAGGAAAGGTTTTAACTCCAAACAAACCTAAGACTATGGTTGATTATGATATAATTGATGAGGGTGTTGTAGGAACTGGTGCAAACTCCCCTACTGTTGAAATGTATGTGGCCTCAACACAAAGCAAGGCTGAATATTTTAAATTAGAAGTAAATGGTAAGAAGGGAATTTATGCATTTTCCGCTAAGAGGGACACCTCTAAGACACTGGGTTCTGCTAGTGTTACCTTTACAGAAGCAACGGATATTCCTAAGTTTATTGAAGTCAATAAATCACAAATACAAGAAGTATTTAGACCATATTTAGAATCAGCAACAGATATTCTAATTCCTGTAATTTATGGTAAAATATCTAAAAGAGAGAGGTCAGAGACTACTTATGCGAAATTTATAGAAAGAGTAAAACAAGATGATGTTGAAGTTGATGGTTTTACTATACAGTCATTAACTGACGAAGGTTCACTTAAAAACATCAAAGATACGACCAAAGAGGAATTAAAAGACTTTGGAAAAAAGGCATTTAAATTAAGAGATAATTTGACTACTGGTGAAAAGAAAAGAGTAACCTACAAAAATGAGGGAGAAGATATCACTATAAAATTCGGTGATAAGAGGACAAAAAATAGACAAAACTATACAGTCCCCAAAAATGAACTTCTTGATAATGCACAATATGAAAAACTTCTCGAAGATTATAAAGATACGAAGAATACAATGCCCATAGAAGAACTAAAGAATAATTTTACTAGAACAAGAAAAGAAGCAGATNAAACAATCTCCTTTGAAGANTATAATAAATTATCTTTAGAAGATAAAGAAAGGTATACCTTTAATCTAAAAATACAAACTGGGGCAGGTGTAGGAAATGTTACTTCTTCTTTACAGTATGTGGGAGAAAAATCCTATGCAGTAGGTAATATTTCTTTTGACGAAATAAAAGAGAATAAAAGCGTTGAGTTTATTTTTGCTTTAGATTATTATGTCAAGAATGAAGGCAAGTTCAATATGAAGCCAGTAGGTAGAGAATCAGCAAATAGGCAGATGTCTGCTAGAGTAAACAAAATAAAAGCAGATATTAGAAAACTAGAAAGAAAATTTGGTGATTTAACAGGAGAGGTGGAATCATAATGGGAACCACATTCTCTCCTAGTGATTTCACAGAAATAAATCCTGATTATAGCCAAGGTAGGGGTTTTTACACCAATGCTACTGAAGTGGCTAGTCTTCTACAAATTCCCGCTTTTAGTAGTTCTACTTTTCCAACACTAGCACAAGTTGGTTCTATAATAAAAAGAGTAGAAGGAACAATAGATGATAAAGTAAAGAGGTCATTTAGACCAATAGTTACAAAAGACGAATATCATAACTTTGAATTTTCAAGACCGCCACATCGTTCTTATTATGGAGGCCATGTAGGTTTTATCCAATTAAAACAAATGAAAGTTAGAAAAATAGTTTCTCTTCTTGTTTGGCAAGGAACGCAATATGTTGAGATAGCCTCAGCACAGGCTAAAATAGAATTATTAGATAACTTTAGAGATTTACATTCTATTATATTACAATTACCAAATAGCGGAGTATCGTTTACATTGCTTGCTGAAAATAATATAGGCAATTTAGGCAATGATGAGTTTTCAAATACTTTTGGAATAAAAACAACTAATAATGAGATAACTGCTTTAATTAATAGTGAATTTCCATCAACTTCAACATTTACGGGTGCTATTGCGGCAAAAAGCCTCATTAACAGTAATCTATCTATTTCTGACTTTTTCTATGCCTCTAAAGATAAAGATAATGGCAAGCAAATTCTCATTTCCTCCCTACTTTCGGGTGACGATGGTTCGGAATGCACACTAAAGGTAAGTACAAGACAAACTTGTTCGGGAAGTAACACTTTTACTAATCTAACTGTTCAAGATTCTAGCAAGTTAGTAGTCGGAATGTCTGTGGTGGGAACTGATATTCCTAGCAATACGGTTATTTCCGCCATATCCAACTCTACTACTATTGTGTTGGATAAAGCAATAACAAATGACGGCCTTAGTAATGAAGTTGTGACCTTTACCACTATAGCCGGAGGAAGCATACCGACTGTTTGTAGTCTTACTGATTTTACAGATAAAGAAGATTTGAGAAGATTGGGAGACTACTGGACTATTAACGAAGAAGGTAGAATATTTTTCTTAAAGGATTATCCTTATCATATGGATAATTCTGTTGTAGTTTCTTATGTAGCAGGAGACGGAAGAGTTCCTTCGGCAATACATGAGGCGGCGACTAAATTAAGTTCTGCTGAAATATTAAGACATGATGACCAAAGTGTATTGATTGCTGAAACAGGGGCTAATATTTCTACTAAAGAAAAATATGATATATTAAGAAAAGAAGGCATGGATATACTCAAAGGCAAGGCTGATTTGGTTTACTTCTTGGATTGATTTATATGGCTACCAAAATAGATATGAGGGCTTTTGGGAGAATACTAGATATTCATAAAGAAAGAAACCTTGCTATGGCGGAACTTTCTACGGCATTAGGACAGGATATTTCCTTTAGTGATGAAGAAGTTATGAATTTTGCTTTAGAAGATTATGCTAAAGTAATTGAAAAACAAATAAATATGGAGGTAGAATCATGGATGAAGTCGCTCTACTCATAGATTTAATCAATACTAATTGGTCTACAAATGCACAAGCATTAGTTGCTGATGGAACTATATCTACTTCTCATGCAGTTACTCCCGATGTAATTGATGTAAGAACAACTGCTGCAAATAAAGGGGTTAGGGTAGATTTGTCTAGAACTCCCGCTACAATAATTGTCTTTGAAGATTCACAGAATATAGAATACCCTACAATTCATTATGATATTAAAAATGAGACTTATTCCTTTACTTTACACATTAGAGTTTTACACGATGAACGCTCAGGATTAGACGCTTCTCATGGCAAAGATAGGCTAAGGGCTATATACTTGATATTGACTAGGGTTCTTGAGAGTAAGCGCCGAGGTTATACTGCAAGTGACGGTTCAAGTTTTAAACAACTATTTGTAGGTTCTAGAAGTGAAAGTAATGACCGAGCGAAAAGACTCTTCGGATATAAAATAAGTTTAGAAGCAAAAAGATTCGCAATTAGTATTCCCTAGTAAGTAAGTTTAGGAAGGGGGAGAGATAGCATGACAATTAATACAGACATATTCTTAGGAAGCGGGGCAAGCATAACGAAAATACCGGAATTTGATATTCTTTTTCCATCTACTAAAGTAGGTGGGACTGCCTTTGACAATGCTTCATTAGGTGCAATACAAGCCACAACTGCTTTTTCTAATCCTTTTTCTTTAGTAAACAATCTATATGTAGGCTGTCTACTAGAAATGTACAGAGGAACTACTTTACAATCCACTCATAGAATAAAAGCCAATACAGAAAATACCATAACTTTTACTCCTAATGCTACCCCTGTAGATGCTAGTGACTTTTTCGTAATTAAATCATATGGCGCACCATGTCCTGCACCAAAAGTAGCGGGGGCAACTGCTGTTTTGGCTCAACCAAGCATAACTACCGCAGGAACTCAAATTGAGGCCGATGAATCAGTAATAGGTAATACCGCAATTACAGGAGTTTCGGGTTTAACTTCTACGGGAGCAGAAATTGTTTTAACTCTAAGTGCTGAATCTTCAACTGTTACTTTTCCTGATGAAAGCGGCTCAAACTATAATAGTGGATTTTTAACTATTAAATTGGCTAGTCCTAGC